GACTCCGTTCGCATATAAAAATGCGTAATCTCTCTCTTAAAAACGCATAAATAAATGTAGAGGCGGCCTTGTGCCGCCCTTACATAACAAAATGAGGAGGGCATTATGCCAATGACAACATCACAATTACATGGTATGGATACAGCAGGTTCATCTGCTCCATTACTACATGAAATTCTAATCAAAGTAAACAACGCCAAAGACAAACCAAAGAAGATTGAAGTATTAAGAGAAAACGATTCAGTACCTTTAAGACAAGTACTGAAAGGTGCTTTTGATCCTAAAATCAAATGGGATTTACCAGAGGGTACGCCACCATACAAAGAGAATGACGCACCAGCAGGTACTGAACATACAACACTACACCAAGAAGCCAGAAGACTATGGCATTTTGTAGAAGGCGCTGATCAAAAACTTTCTAAATCTAAAAAAGAAACTATGTTTATTCAAATGCTAGAAGGCCTACATAAAGATGACGCTAAACTTTTAGTTGCAGTTAAAGATAAAGAACTGAACAAAGTATATAAAGGTTTAACTGATTCTGTGGTTAAAGACGCATTTAGATGGAACGAAGAATACAAAACCATCGGATAACATAAATATTATAGAGTGATTCTATAAAATTCAACTATAGGGTGTATTGACAAGATGTCGCACCCTATAACCCATTGATATATCTACATTATTTGTCCATTTTTTGCTTGATTCATACGCTAAATTATGTTATATTTAAGTATGAAAACAACAAAAAAGGAGATTATACTATGTCAAAAGTAAAACAATGGGCAGAAAATACTGCCGAACAAAAAGTTGATACTATTATTGCTAAACTTACATCTGGCGAAATAGATAGATCAACTGCTAAGACTAAAATTATGAAAGTTGATAATTTAGAATTAGTCGGAATTGATGAACACAATGTTGATGAAGTTATTTACGAGGCTCACGCTAATGCGTAAATCATTTTTTATATTATTTTTGTTATTCATCTACACATGGTCTTGGTCCATATTCAATGTTGCCAAAGCAGATGATTATAACACGGCTGTAATAAGTCACGTTATATCAGAAAAGATTAAAGGCACAGACATTGACACATCATACATTATGGAACAAGAACTAGAAAAACTTGCCCATAAATTTATGATTGATTCTGTTACTATATTACAGGCATACTTACCACAAATAATTGATGGTGTTGCTGCTGATTTAAGATTAAAACTTGATGAGAAATATAAGGAAGAAATTTTAAATGGTAACGACTAGTAAATCTAAAGCACTTAAACTTAAAAGAAAGCTCAAAAGAGAGCTGTCTGGTAAACGTAAATATATTACAACTTACAAAGACATAAAAAATTATTTCAAATTAGTTAATTCAGCACTATTTGATACTAAACTTTCACCTTTTGGTCAAGTAGAAATCAAAGACCTTAAAAGACAAAAATGTATAGGTCAAGTTGTAGTGCTAGAGTGGAAAAGAGCAGGTACTAGATTGTACAAACTAGAGATGTTACCTTCTTATCCGACAAAAAAAGATTTCTTGGATACGCTAGTCCATGAAATGGTACATTTATATCAAATGCAAAATTTAGGCGATACAGGTAACCACAATGATTTATTCTGGTCCTTTGAACCTAAAGTAAACTACATCGGTTTACGATTATAAAAGAAAGTTATATTATGAAAGGTGAGAAGAATCATATTGACGAGTGGTTACAGAAACAAATCAAAAAAGGTATTACTATTATTGATAAAGTAATAGATAATAATATTAATGAGTGGGAATTATATTATACAGGTCATCTACAAAAAGATATACTAACTAATTTTCCAGGTAGAACAAGTAAAAAGATTTTCAAAGGTTATAGAAACCATTTGAATAATAATGACCTTGTGTTTATACAAAAGAAATTTGAAGAACACGGTTATGAATATTATGTAAAGAGAGGTATATAATGAAACTATTGAAAAAACATAAAGAGATATTAAACGAACTAATTAAAGGTAAAGGTTACTGGAAAACACCAACCGTACCTAAAGATTACAAAGACAAAACAAGTGTGCTAGATTTACTTGTGCCATTGTACTTAAAAGGCTTATTGACATTTCAAAAACAATACGACATACCACTAATCGGACCTAGTAACGAGCATATGGTTAGATTTAAATGGTATGATGTTAAGATTGATAAAAAGAAAACAATTAAAGACTTGAAAAAGGTGGTTAAAGATGGTAAAATTTAAAGTTTTTATCAAAACAATGATGTTTGTTGTAATAGTTACAGCAATGTCATTTGCATGGTACGGATATACACTTGATGGTAAACAAAGAGCAGAAGCTGCTGTACCATCATTGCCTGACTTTGAACACAATAGTAATCAGTTGTTTATAGATAATGTTAAAATGTGTGTCGAGTATATTCATTTTTACAATGATATTAATAGAGTCAATTTAGAATTATTAATAGCACAGGCAGCTCTAGAGTCTGGTTGGGGAACGAGTAGATTTGCCAGAGATGGTAAAAACCTATTTGGTATTCGTACATATGATTTAAGAGAGCCTCATATGTTACCTTGGAAAGATAAACCAAAAAAATGGGGCGTTAAAGTATTTGAACATGAGTGTGATAGTGTTTTACATTATACTAAAACCTTAAACAATCACCATGCCTATCAAGGTTATAGACAAATGAGAGAAGAAGGTATTGATAATCCATACATGTTGATAGAAACACTGGACGCATATGCAAGTGATAAAAATTACTTTGATAAAATAAAAAGTATTATTACAAAAATAAGAGAGGAATATAAATGACATTAACTGATGGTTTATTATTAGGTGTACTTGGCATAATGATTACAACTGTAGGTATGATGATTGCTTATATTATTGGATATCAAGTAATAAAACCAAAACCAAAAAAAGAATCAAATGCTTTAGATGATTTACTTAAAAGATATAAAAAGAAGTATTTAAAGGGATAATTGATGCTTGACTTCAATGTCAAATTAATATATAATATATACTATGATTACAATTGATGATATAAAAAGACTAAAAGATCCAGACAATCTTAAAAAACATAGATTAGATAATCTAGCAAAAGCTTGTGCTGATGCTACTTCAGACGAAATGAAATCTATGTGGTATAATAAGATGATGAATTTAGCAAATGAATATAATATGAAAGATTATGTAATGAGGAGATTAGTACACTAATGAATATATTTTATGTTGATAAAGATCCAGTAAAAGCTGCTAAAATGCTTTTAGATAAACATGTGGTTAAAATGATACTTGAGTCTGCTCAAATGTTGTGTACTGCTAAACGTGTGCTTGATGGTACAGAATATATGGCAAAAACAAAGAACGGTAGAAATATTAAAAGATGGAAACTTGATAATTCAAATGAAGAAGCAATTATTTACAAAGCAGGTTGGTTAAATCATCCATCTACACAATGGGTATTACAATCAGCATATAATTACATATGGTTATATAAACATATGATGGCACTTAACGAAGAATACAAGTTAAGATACAATCATACAAAGGACCATTTAACTATTCAAAAACTAGGTGATATACTTAAACACCCACCCGAAAACGCTAAAGTTGATGTGATTGGTACAGACGCTACGCCAGCAATGCCAGATGAATGTAAAATACCAGGTGACGTAGTTGCGTCTTATCGTAAATACTATATAATGAAAAAACAAGCATTTGCTACATGGAAATCACCTGCTAAAATGCCAGAGTGGTTTGCTGAAGGAATTAAAAATGAACAAAAAAAACAAAATAGAACAGCCTAAAATTTATGAAAGAAATCCTAATACAGGAGTTATACGTTGGAGATATGTAGGAGAGTCACCTGACAAATTTGGTTGGCCAAACTACGGTAGAATTTTAAATGTTAAAAGAAAAAATAGTACAAAAAGGTGATGACCTTAAAATGTTGCAAGGCCACGATAGACTTGCATATCTTATTGACATAGCAAAAGATGTACCATCATTACCAAATGAAGTAAAAACTGAAGAAAATAGAATACGTGGTTGTGCTAGTAACTTGTGGTTAATAGGTGGAACAAAAGAAGATAATACAATGATATATAAAATAGATGCTGATGCCTTTATAACAAAAGGTACAGCTAAACTAGTAACTGATCTTGTTAACAATTGTTTTAAAGATGAAGTTGCTGGTTTAACAATTGAAGATTTTTTACCTTTAGGTATAAAAGAATTATTAACAATGCAAAGACAAAATGGACTAGGTAGTCTAATACAAAGGATAGTAGAAATAGC